CTGCTGCAGCAATGTCAAGAGGTGATGGTAGATGGTGGGCAATTCCACTAGGTGTTTTAGTAGGTAGTACTGTAGGGTGTGACATGGCAGGAGGGTAATGGTAGAGTTAATAAAAGAGTTTCCCCTTACCGACATAGGAGGTCAAATGACGGAAGAGAGAATCCGTAAAGTAGCATATACTAAAGCAGAAGTAGATGTAATTGTTGCAATGGCTGTTGAAAAAGCAGTTGATGAAGCAAGAAAAATTGATGAAGCATCTATGGCAAAGCATAATCGTGATGCTACAGTGATCAGTATGATCTTAGGATTCACTGCTCTTGCATTATTTGTTGATGGTCTGCTAAGATTACTAGGCATCATCCCTCCATTTATGGAGATTGATATAGATGTTCTTGATAAGATTGTTGACAGAGTAGAAGGAGATGTAATTGATAAACTAAAACAAGTACCAATACAAAAACTATTCAAACGATGAATGACCTAACAGTTTTTATATACCTTATATTTTTCGTAGCATTATTCGGTGCTACGTTTGCTTTTATGTTTAAAAGTATGACCGATATTCAAAAGGAAATGAATCGTAAACCAGTTAAGAGTTATGGTGAAGTGATGAAAGCATACACACCTACAAGGATGGTAACTAGAATGGTTCATCCAGAACTAGATAGTGGTCATGAGTATGATGATGACAAACTAATGCAATCATTAGACGCACGCATACAAGAGATCGAAGAAGAGGATGAGGATGAAGGTGATGGGGACATACCTGCTAAACCTTACGTTGGATCTGGTATCTGAAATCAACTTTTAATTACCAGATAATCGCAAAAAAAATTTCCCCAAAAATTTGACCCCTTTAGTTTTTTATGAGTGACGTTTTATTCAAAAAGCATCGAGTTTTTAGAGAGACGGAAGATGTAATTTTTTATGACATATCAGTGGACGAATCTAATTCATCAGATTTAGTAGTTCACACTGGTGCTGCTGTATCTCCACCTAATGACTTAGTGGGTGCAAAACAATTTTATATTCATGGGTGTCAAGATGATTATAATAGAGTTGTATCTGGTGAAAGACAATTTGAATTAGTTAATTTTGATTGGAAGTATCCATATCATATAGTTCATTTAAACGTGCATAGTGGTGCGTTAATTATTCCTAGAAACACATATCATAGATCAAAATCTGGTGAAGATGGTTCAATAGTAATCAATCAGGCAAAGAGATATGAAGGATTTGATTGTAAACTAGAGTTTATACCAGTGTCTGCAGCAGAAGTGCCAGAACTATATAAAGTATTACTACATGAAAAACCAGTAATTCACACACTAGGAGAATGAACCAAAGTTACCACATTTACTTTCAAAAGGAAGTCCTCTTTAAAAATTTGAATTTAGAGGAGTTTACTTTAATATGGGACAAACTCTATACTTCATATTGGAAAGATGACATAACGTATTCTATATGTTATGATGAAGTATGTGATCTAGAAGCTTCTTTCTAATGTCTAAGAAAAAGAAACCAGAACAAAGAGAGTACGCAAAGGATCGAATGGAATACTTTAAAGAGTTCCATCGTGTGATCGCACCTGTTGTAGTTTTAAAAAAAGATGATTAAAATTTATGCTACTGTAATTGTTGGTGCACTAGCATGGTGTGCTGCAGCACAATCTCAAGAGTTAGATGTTTATAACATCAATCACTGGGCAGCTATGCAAAATGCGTTTATCAAAAATCAACAAAAAGAACAGATAGAAGCAAATGCCACTGATCCTAGTGATGCTATAGATGATGCACTAAGTGATTTTTATGAAACACATTCTATTTGATTTAAAATATTGTCTCTCAAATCATCTTTTAGATGATGAAGAGTATGTCAAAGAAAGTTTAAAACTTGCAGCAGAAGCAGCAGGTTGTGAAATATTAAAAATAGATTCACATAAATTTGACCCTCAAGGTGTAACTGCTTATGCGTTACTTGCTGAGAGTCATATGAGTATTCACACTTGGCCAGAAAACAATATTGCTAAGTGTGATATATTTACTTGTGGTGTTGATAACGAACCAAAAAAGGCAATAGATCTTTTACATGAACGTTTTAAATCACAAGAAATTAGAAGATGGGCTTGTAATAGATCTTAGTAACCGCCATAAGAACTTGAACCAGATGAACTTGAACTAGAAGAACTAGAGGAACTGGAAGAAGAACTCGAAGAAGAACTTGAAGAAGACGAAGAACTACTACTGCTGCTACTTGTGCTTGTTGTGCTCGTGGTAGCAGTTGTTGTACCTGTGTTACTTACTGTTGTTGTTCCAGAAGATACACCTGCTGCAGTAGGTCCGAAATCGTATGATGTAACTGCACCTGTAGGAGATGTCAATAAACCTGTAGAACCAACAGCAGAACCTGCTTGATTAGTAAACCTAGATGATATACTGAGAGGAGTTTTCTTATTACCTGCTTCATCTAGTTCTGAGTGTGCATCATAAGCAACAAGTTCTTCAAACTCATCAATAAATTTATTAACTATTTGTTGTGTAGGAATTAATATAAAACGCTTTTGCTCATTGATATAAGTTTCATGTTCATAGTTTGATACAGCATAGATAGAGTCTCCTTCACTCAACGTAGTTCCATCTGGAAGAGTAGTTCTCCAAGTAGAATTAACTTGTACTCCTTGCTTTATAAAAACAATACCATTATATAATGCTTCATTAGTTTCATAGTGATGAACAGCATCTGGATCGGAATATTTATTTCTTACAAACAGTTGTAGTTCATCTTCAGTTTTCGGCCATTGTTCATATACATCTGTTATATTGTTAGTAACTAAAATAACCCAGTCTAAGAATGGATCACCAAAAATAGCATCAGCAAGATCACATGGTCTAGAATTCGGTTCTATTGGAGCTCTTTCAAAAAATGTTGTGTATCTATCTAGATCTTCTCTAGCTGTAATTCTTCTAAAAATATTTTTGACTAGACGATACTTGTATGCTTCATCTTGGTTGACACCCTCGCCAACATAAACATTAGGTAAAAAATCGAAGTATGCCATATTAGAAACCTTGTAGAATATCGTTTTGATTTAGAAGTTTAACTTCTGTGAATTGTATGTTCAAGAGAACTGCTGGCACTTGAATCATTTGTCCGTTTACACTTTTAAATGATGTGTATTGATTGTCTGGGGTATAATTAACATTAATTCCAGAACATACACAAGCTTGCATTCTATAATGTAATGTTTGGGTAGTTGAAACAGTAGAATGTACATCACTGACAGTTGCATTTTCTACATTATCAGGATCTAAACGAACATAATCTAGATCATAATGATCAGGAATTTCAAAGAATCTTCCAGTGTTAGCGACTGAACCAATGGCTTGATTGAATTTATTAAGATCACTTTTCTGAGTTTCATTTAGAGTTTTGTCTTCATTGTTTGCTACAGAAGAAGCAGATGGATCTTTATATTGGCTAGTTAGGACATTATAAATATCTCCTCCACTATCGCTGAGTTTAGGATGAGCACCAACTTTTAAATATTGAATTATATTTTTAATTTCTTTTGCCTCTCTGTAGTTTCTAGCCATCATTTTAATATTGAAAGCATGATTTCTAAAATTCATTTGACTGAAAAGTTGTTCAGTATATGGGTTGAAAACTTTTCCAGTAGTTAAACCCTGTAAAGCATTTGCATCTAGGTTACCTTGAACACCAAAGAATCCAGATATAGCATTAGCACCTTGAGAAAGAGCACCTGCTAAAAATTCTGGTCTAATTGCACTCGCAGCCTGTCTGATAGCTGCGGCTAATGAATCTGAGTCTGTTGCTCCCGATTCCAGTGCATTAAGAGCTGCCTGACCACCTACACCTAAATTAACCTGTCGATATACAGGTTGATACTGAGCGTTAAGACCTGGTGGAATTGCTAGGTAGACTGTAGATCTATGTTGATTCTTTGTTGCGTTTGAGTTAGGTAGATAATCTGTATTTGCTCCGTAGTATTTTCCTTCTCTATATGTTGTTCTTTGACGACGAATCTTTAAATAATCAATCATACCAGTAGCACCTGTAGCATCATCTCCCAAGAAAGTCTCTGCTCCTGATATAGGAGCTTTGAGAGGATATCTCATGGTTAGATTATAACTATTGTTGTCTACGAAATTTGACAAGGAAACTACCTAAATATTATGGGATCTTTATGTATTTATGCGATATCAAGGTAAATATCGACCTAACTTTCCAAGAAAGTACAAAGGTGACGCATCTAACGTCGTTTATAGGTCATCTTGGGAGTACAAATTTATGAAATGGTGTGATTACACCCCTTCTATACAGGAATGGGGTAGTGAAGAGATCATTATCCCTTATATTTCTCCTGTTGATGGTAAAAGGCACCGATACTTCCCAGATTTTTACGTTAAAATCCAGAACAGGAAGTATTTAGTTGAGGTCAAACCCTTAAAACAAACAAGGGAACCTAAAACACAAAAAAGGATCACTAAACGTTATGTTAACGAGGTTGTTACATGGAGTGTCAACCAAGCAAAGTGGAAAGCAGCAACCGAGTTCTGCAAAGACAACAACTGGGAATTTAAGTTAATTACAGAGAAGGAGTTAAAAGTCTAATGTTTGGAGGTATTTTTTCAGCAATCACTGCTGCTACCAATCAATTA